AGACCACTCACATCTCAAGAAGCATTTCTCAGAGACGTCACACGAATTGTTTTCTGGTAAAGAAATATTAGATCAAACTAATGTCGCTGATAATCTTTTTCAGCATTGTCTTGTTGTATCAGCCAAAGAAAAACCCGATACGCTTGAAGCATATCGGGCTATCCGTAACGAATTACAGGATTGTATTGAATACGATTAGTTCATATTCAACTGAATTGCGGCATTTGTTTTTGCTACAACGTCTGCTTTGTTAGCATCATCGATAACATATGTCACAGTACCCTCAAAAGAAGTCTGCCATGCTTCAGTAGCTGACATTTCAGTCACTGCATTGCGAAGAGTTGCAACTGTTTCTTCTGATGCATTCACTGCCAAAATCAGATCAATAAATGCGAAGTTAAGACCACCATCAGCACTAAATGCAAAACATGTACCGTCTGCTTCTACCTTTGGTTGACGTGTTTGGATAGTAAAGATTGTGTCTGCATCTCCACCAAGATATCCACGAGTTGTGCCGCCACTGCCTTCATATGGAACAACTTCAAATGTTGCTCCTACTTCAGTACCTAGTTCACCCAAGAACTTGTTTACTGCTGGAGATTCACCCCATGTTGCAACTTTAATAGTTTCGCCGTTCAAATCAGCAAGAGATGTATATTCACGACTACATAGGATTGTTTCGTATACTTGCAAAGCTACGATAGTATCACCATCAATAGTTGGTTGAGGTAGAGTATCATCTGCTGGCCATTCTGTTGACCACATAGTTACTACGTCACCGCCATCAAAATATGACGATGCGATTACTGGGTTCCCAGCCTGTACAACATTTGTACCTAGCTTATCTGCAACCATACTCATAACCGCATTAAAACCACCCGAATCTGATCCAGTGTTTACAACAGTTGTATCCGCAACAGCGGCTGATGCCATAAATGTAGTGGCAATAATAAAGTTTTTAATCATAGTGTAGTTCTCCTTGTTAAGGTTGTTAATAGTAGTAATAGTATCATAGAAATACTGTTTTGTCAAGTTATTTAGCTATCAAGTAGCAACCCAAAGTTCTTAGAGATCATGTGAACCATCACAGTGTTGTACTTAGCTATTTCTGCGTTAAGAGTGTGCTTGCTTGTTTTATATTCTTTCGTACCCTTAGTGAAAGCGGCAAGCGGCTCTTCAGTATTTTTTAGATGCCACACTTGGTTTAGAGCTTGTACCGACACATCATTCATTTTAACTTTGTATGACATTATTGTTTCGTTATCATAACCAAAAGACGCTTGTACTTGAGGTGGATAGATAGAGTCTTCCTTGAGTTCTTTCATCATAGCGATAGTCTCGTTTATGTCAGAAAAGTACCCTAGTTTTTCCATAACTTCTTTACTAGCCATCATGATGCCTGTGTTAAAAACATAATTCTCTGGATCGACATCTTGTTCGGATAACATAGCATGTGAATTCCAATACTTTGCTTCTGGCGACCTAAAGTCTTTGTCATACGCCTTTAGATACCTTGCGTCCCACAGATTTACGCCAGCATCTTTAGCATTAGACGCATGACAACAAAAGAGATGTTCGCCTCTGAGGTAATCGAACACATCATGATCAGACACAAACACAACATCAAAATCTACATACAATACCAGATCATACTGATGCGTCAGGTAATCTAATAGATGTACTTTGTATAAATTGATTACATCGTACTCTGATAGATCAGGGAACCTAGCTCGGAACTCTTCGTATCGGTTGTCTCTCGTAAAGTGGATGTAAGTCGATTCGTGATTGTGTGCGTATTCAAGATGGTTGTTATACAGACTATCTTTATATTCTGCCAATCTTTCTTGTGTTCGTTTACTCTTATTGACAGGATCGTCATCAGGACCGCGTGGATTGTCTAAGCGTTCGTCGGGTATTTCAATGTAGATAGAATATATTAGCTTTGTCTTGTCTTTGAAGAACATATTAAACTTCTTGCTGATGAAGTGTGCTATTTCAATGTTGTCCCAATCCAACTTGGTGGGGTTCTTCCCAATAAGTGTATGCCATCTATTTTCCATGATAACATACGGAATATCTTCACTCTCCATAATATATGAAAAGATAGATTCATTGTTTGGATAGTAATACATTCTCAAAAATTTGTATTTATCATCAGAAATGCCATTACGTTTAAGATCATCAACTCTTTCAATGATACTTGGCAATCTCTCTATGAACTTAATCTGTTTGATATGCTCTGATTTGCCTATCATGATGCCAGTGTTTATTACGTGATTGTCTCCACCACCCAACAAATCTTTCGTGATGTGATACTTTAGTGTGGGGCTACGGTTTCCGATATTCTCAAACATGACACCTTCAATGTCTTTGTTCGTGACCTCATCTGTTTGCACTTGGATGTGAATACCTTCACTCAAGTCTAATTCGTCAAACACGTTCTTTTCTGTGTTGAATACAACATCCATATCTACATACATAACCTCATCATAATCATCAGCTAACTCTGCCATGATATGGTGTTTGTATAGATTAGTCTTTGTAAATTCTAAGTCAGCATCAATATCAAAGTCTTTCATTGTGTTGTGGTAAAACTTAAACTCGACGTTAATTAGACTGTTAGCGTATTCTTCTTTGTTTGAAATCAACCTATCAAAATATGCCTTGATAGACTCAGTGGCATAATGGTTCTCTCCCCAACGATCTTGCTCTTTTTCAATATCATCATATGTTGTAAAAATAACTCTTTTCATACGCCTATCACCATATACCTATCACATTCCGCATTTACTTTCTTCTCACCTTTCCACAAAACACCAGCCAAGTCTAACGACTCGACAAACTCATCTAAGCTATTGTGCGTATTGATATGGCTTTGGATAGAATGATAATTATTGCTTTGAAAACAAATCATAGTCTCGCGTGTCTTTGCGCCAAGCATCAATCGTATATCATCTGGTTCCATATGCTCACAACTTGTATTGATAATAAGTTGGTATGCATCAGTCCTTGTGAAGAAGTAGTCTAAGGCATCGTCAGTGATGGGATAGTTGTTTTTAAAGTCTTCATTGCCCTCTTGTAGCATATGTGTGTAATACTCGCACAACGGGTCTGTATCAACACTCCAAATGTTAATATCGTTTCCAATCTTTTGTCTGAGTAACATACCATTCAAACCATACCACCCACCAAGAACAACTATATCTCGCAAAGGAGAATATTGAAATTGTTCTTCTGTAAGGAACGGTACTAGGGTATCAACAAGCCATTGCTTGGATGTCCATTGTGTATCATTTATAGCATTCATAATATCATAACTACGATACAAGTCTACATCTTTATCGTACTGAGAACTTCTATAGATTTGCTCTATTTCTCTTAATGCGTTATTATAAATTCTGGCTCTGTAATTCATATTTCATTCCATTATACATATCAATTGGTGCATCTCTAAATTCATTAGCAACACTGTTTACAAGCCCATGATCGAAAGTATTAAACTCCAATCCTTCGTGGACTAAAAATCTGTCGATGCCTTTATACTTACGCATGAAGTAATCTTTATTAGACATAAAGTGATCCCATATATGCGTCTGTTCTCCAGCAGTCCATGTGATTACTGAACTATTTATATGAACATCATAAGCATGTGGAGCCATGTAGAGATCGTCTTTCCAATAGTCTTTGAGTATGGTTAGCCCATCCCACTTCAAGAAAGAACTTGGGTCTTCCTTAATATCCATGTCAAGATCAAAGAATAGGCACTTACCTACGACACCAGCAACTGTAAAGTCTTCACTAAACATTGCAAGTTTGTTCCACCAAAATCTTAGGGTTGGTTTAGTAAGAACAGGCATACACACGATATTGACGCCAATAGGATCATCTGTGTAGCATAGGTAGTTCGCATTAGGAAAGTATTCTTTAAGCTGTTTGTGTAGCCTATTTACATGCTCAGCACTATACTTATCGCCGTGCTTTACGAATATAATATTATCTGGTGTCATAATAAATCAATAACCTTTTGAATTTCTTCGTGGTATATCTCATAGTCTTTATCACCTAATAGAGCAGTAAGCCTACCAATTGAGGTTTTCCTATCATCGATTGTCATTGTGCTTATACTCCAATCTGGCGTGTGGCTTCTGCCGTTCCTTGAGTAAATGTTTATAAAGAATCCAAAACCATTTTCTTTTGCAAAAGCTATTAGCTTATCAATGTTTAAAGCGTTAATAGACATTAGTGTTGCGTTTACTGTAACCTCATTTGAGTATTCTGCAAACTTTTTAACATTTGCAAATGTCTCATCGTAATTGCCACCAATTCGTATTTGCGAATATTCTTCTGGTATTATTGTATCAACTGACATTGTTAATTTAAGATTATTTTCTTGGCACATCTTTAAAACTTTTTTATTGAATACACTACCATTAGTACAGATTTGTACTCTCATATCAGGATTAGTTTCAGCAATCGCACTACACAATTTATACAAACCCTTATGAGAAAAAGGTTCGCCACCAACAAATCTAATTTCTTTGAGGTGTGGGATAAATTCTTTAAACTGTTCTATCAGTTGGTCTAAGTTTTCATTATTGTCGAATACATTTGGATCGTATACTTTTAAATCTTTGTCTCGACCTAACATGTGTTTTGAACTTAACTCGCCATTACACATTGGGCAAGCCATGTTACACAGATTTGATATTTCAAACTCGAATATTTTAGGATAAGAACTGGCATCCATTGCGTGTTCTAAACGTTCATCCCCAACATTCCAATCATATTCATTAATAGGTGGGTGAATTTTATTCTTTATCCTAGTACCACATACTAACTCACATCCTTTATGCAAATTGCCGTCAAGCATTGCATCTTGGTACGATTGATTTAGTTCACCAAACCAATAATCTTTTAAACTAACCTCATCCTTTTTCCATCTCGTTTTACTTGTAGTAAAACAGCAAGGATGCATTTCACCATTTCTACGAATTCGCATGTGGTTAAATGGCGCATAACACGTTATTAACTTATGGTGTTGTGGTATTGTTCTGTTGCTTTGAAATAAATCCCAAGTCATTCGTATTCCCTTAAATATGGTGCTAACTCATATATGTCTTCATTGTTTTCACGAGCGACTAAACAAAAGTCGATCCACTGTATCATTCTCTCTTGTATTAGCTTGACATCATCGTCACCTTGTACCACGCTCAACACGTTATTCATTCCAGATAGGTGTAGGTTATCTGTCTCATAATAAGTATCAGAAATTTTATTCCAATCCTTAAGATAATCAAACAACTTGTTTCTACCTTCTTCGATGTGATGCACGTCTAGGTAACATGGACTACAATATTTGGGGAAGGTAACGAGATTAGCCATACTAATTCTATCCACACCCCCAATATCTTTCCAGTAATCAATAAGTTCTGGTAGATGCATCCAATTATATACAGATACTGTTGACACAATAACAACCTTACGACCAGAGTGTTCGTGGTATCGCTTAATGTTATTCACTGTTCTTTTAAAGTTACCACCACGTATCCAATCGTACATTTCGTGTACGCCATCAATACTTGCTTGGATGTGTACCTCATGTATCTTATGTAATATTTCGATAACAGTATTAGTTACGAGTTGCATGTTCGTGCATATCTCTACACGACAACTTGGGTTAGTCTCAGCTAACTTCTTTAATATCTTGATGTTGTTTGGATCAGCGAAAGGCTCACCACCCTTGATAGTCAGGTGCTGTAAATTAGGTACAATGTCGAGAACCTTATCAACATCAGCCTTGGTCATCTTATATGTTTCAGTGTGGAACTTGTGGTTTTCATTGCGCCACGTTAAGCCAGAGTCAATAGCCATTTGCTCATATGGCGACCACTTAGAAGAATATTTTCCAGAACAAGATACACACATCTGATTGCATATGTTGCTTGTAGTAATCTCAAGAAACCTAATAGGAATAACATCAGACGCTAAGTCTTCTTCGTATGTTGGAAAGTTAAATCTGTTATATGAGTCGAACCTAGCAATACGCCCTGCATCCCAGTGTCTCCAACAAACATCACACTGTTTTGGAAACGATTTTTCTTTGAAGTCAGAACGTAGCTTTTCATAGACTTCTCCATTAAAGAAATCTGTGAGATCATCTACATCTTTAATGTGCGAAAGTGCTACGTTGTCACCTGCACAACATATAACCATTTCACCAATA